TTTATTCTTTTAATTCAAAATTGTTATAGCCAAAAAAAATTTTTTGGGAAATTATTAGAATATTCTACAATTTACACATCATATTCCGACACAAGTCCATTATTTCAGCCTGAAACGTTTTTTGTTACACAAGGTGGGGACGTTGTAAATATAACACCAGAAATTTCAAATGATTATTTGGTTACTTTTGGTTTAAGAAAAATAGCACGTTTCGATTATGAAAACAAACAAAATAGATTTTATGACGGAAGCGAACAAAACCAATCTTTAAATGCCAATTATTCGTCAATTCGTGGATTAGAATATTTGTTGCAATATTCCAAAGGACAACAACAAAATAGAAAATACCAAAACGAAAGATATTTTGTTCGATATTCAGCAAAATGGTGGTCGTCAAAAATTGAAATCCAAAAAAATGGATTAATAAATTTAAATTATAAATCGGCAGATTTACGTTTTAGGTTGCCAATAAAAAAATTGTCTTTGTCGTTGGGTGCAATGATTCGCACACACAAACCATTTGGGTTTTTACCAATCGACAATTATTTAGAAACTAAACCATGGTGGGAATTAGCCTACGATTATGGATATATGGATTATTATTATGGCATTGATTATGACAATGACGGACAATTGGACAATTTTGATTGGTGGTGGGCAAATGACGAGGGCGAAAGAATTGCTGACACCGATTTGGATTTTAGACGAAACATTTATCAAAATATTGTCAATGATTACAACAGGACAGAATTAAATAAAATTTCAACATTAGGCACATTGTCGGCTGTTTTCGGATTAGATTTCTACCATTACAGAAAATCGTTTTATGTCCATTCGTGGGCAAATGTTATGCCGATTCATAAACATGTAATTGGGGACGAATTATATTCTTACGAATTATATTTTGGTGGGGATAATTGGTTGGATTACAACGTTGGTTTTATGTTTGGTTGGGACATTTCCAAAAAATTGTCTATTTTTACTGAATATGAAAACACACGTTTTTGGGATAAAAAACTTAAATATCTCAAAGCTGGATTAAATTACAAATTATGAATTTAAAATATTTTAATGTTTCTGAATTTGACAGCCCAGACGAAAAAGGTAGTGGAATAAATATGTGTCCTGATTTTTTAAAATTGTTGGACATTGTTAGGGAAAAATTTGGAAAACCTATGAAAATTAATTCTGGTTACAGAACACCGGAACACAATGATAAAATTGGTGGTGTAAAAAATTCAAGTCATGCCAAAATTCCATGTAAAGCAGTTGACGTTTCTTTAAGTGCATCAGCTGACAGGTGGAAATTTATAAAAATATGTTATGAATTAGGAATCACACGAATTGGAATTGGAAACACATTTGTTCATATTGATTGCGACACAGAAAAACCTGGTAAATTAATGTGGGATTATTACAAAGGAGCAAACAGGCGAAGCAAAAAATGAGCGATAAAAAAAAATTCAAAGACACAAAAGTCGGAAAATTTCTTTTAAACAACGGCAGTAAAATTGGCGATGCTGTTGCTGATTTGTTGCCGAATCAAGGTGTTTTAGGAGTTGTAAAGAATTTAATTGACAAAGACGACACAATGCCTCAACAAGACAAAGAAATGGCATTAAAACTATTGGAAATGGATAAAACTGAAATGGAACAAATTTCAGCACGTTGGACAGCAGACATGACATCAACAAGTTGGTTGTCAAAAAACGTCAGACCATTGACATTATGTTTTTTTTCTATTGCTTATATAATTGGTTGGTATTGTGGTTATGAATTGGATTCTGTTGCTGGAGTGCTTTCTTTAATTGTGGGAGCATATTTTGGAAGTCGTGGAATCGAAAAAGTTATGGGAAACAACCGACACAAATGATTGAATTTTTAGAACATTTTTTTGGCATATGTGGTGAATCACATTTAAATATAAATCACATTATTTTATTTTTTGTGTCGTCATATTTAAGTGGAATTTTTTTATATTATTTAATTAATGGCAAGAAAAAATATAGTAAACAAATATAAACCACCCAAAAAAAAATCACACCCACACAGCAAAAATGCTTCGAGGTTAAAATCCAGCAAAGGTTATAAGAAAAAATATCGTGGACAAGGTCGTGTTTAAATTTGCTATATTTGTAAAAAAATATTAACAATGGGATTGAAAGACACCGCATTTTTTGCTTGTATTGCATCAGCTTATAAAACTGGAAAATTATACAGCATTCAACCGACAGGTGGAAGTGGCGATTTGGATTATTCTGGAAACGTGGTAACAAAACGTAACGACAGCATGGGACAAATCAGAGATGTGGCACAAAATGTTCCAAGCATGAACTATCGAATCATGGACGGCGAAGTTGCTGGATTTCCTGAAATGGACATGCCAAAATCAAGAACAAATTTTTTAAAATATTCTGAAAATTTAAATTCAAGCTGGAATTCTATTAATGTAAATTATAATGTTGGAATGACGGCATCCATAAATGTTACTGGTGGATTCGGTGTAAATGTTATGACTGAAACCACAACAAGTAACGTTTCACATTTTATGTCCCAAACAATTACTGGAATAACATCAGGCAGACGTTATTGGTTTTCTTTATATGTAAAACCGATTCAACGTAATATAATAAGAATCCAAATGTCAAATGCTACAAATGACGTTTGTCAATTTTTTTTAAAAGAAGAAAGTGTTAGACAAACCGATGCTGGGGACGTTGCATTGGGTGGACAAAATGGTAGAATTTTAAAAATGCCAAATGGTTGGTATAGAATTTCTTGTGCATTTGTTGCCAATTCATCGGTAGGAACAATACGAATCTTAATACAAAAAGAAGTCAATGGGGTTGTTTCAAGCACATATACTGGCGAAAATGGAAAAGGATTTTACCTTTATGGCGCACAATTGGAATCAAATCCAAATACCAGCGCAAATGTTGGACCCAGCGCTTTAATTGCAACACAAGGGACAGCAATAACGAGAACAAATCCAGTTTTACAATCAAATGCCATTATAGGTTTTCCAACATTTTTTCCAATATCGGTTTATTGGGAAGGCAAAGTTGACCGACACGACACACAACAACATGTTTGGTCTTTGTTTAAAACAGGAGGGTTTCCAAATAATTATTTGGCATTAGATTTTAATTCAAATACTAACTTAAGAATTAGACGTTCATCTGTTGGTTATGGTCCTTTTGTTGGAACAGCAAATTTTGTAAATCTAAGAAACGATTATTTAAAAGCAGTCGTTGTTTTTAAAGACAATCAAAATTATGCTTTGTATATTAATGGTCATTTAATTGAAGGTTTTTCTGGCTCATTTATACCATTTGAATACGATAGAATTAGAATTGGATGTGGGTTAACAGACGGCAACGATACTGGACAAAGACAAAGTTTTAAACAACTTTTAATGTGGAATAGAGAATTAACCGAAAATGAAGCAATTGACGTTACAAGTTATAATTCATATGCCGATTTGGCAAAAGGCGGAAATTTTAAATTAGTTTAATATGGCAGAAATAAGAATTGGAAACGGCAAATGGGCAATTGGAAACGAGACCTTAATGGGTTATGGGACAACAAACAATAAATATAAACCAATCCTTGTTGACGGAAAAAGGTTTAGTGGAAAAACCACCAAAAATAAAAATAAAGAATTAACACAAATAACAAACAACACACCTTGTGTTAATTACAATGTTTCAAATCATGGCGCATTGGATATCCAAAATCAAGTAACAATTTATTCCAAAAACAGCGAAAATTTTGACAATTCATTGTCTGAATATTTTTTAAGTGGTGCTGATGTTAATTTAGTTCAAGGCACAAATAGTCCAAAAAACGACATACGTTTAAAATCCGATGCCAATGAAGAATTAATGCAAATATCAAAATTGACAAAAACAGGTTTTGGTGGTGGTGCTGGTTATTTACAATACTCAGAAACAGCAACATCTGGACAAACGTTTAGCATTTTTGCCAAAGCTGGAAGCACAAATTTTTGTGGTATTGCCTTTGGAATAAATGGAATTGCTATTCAAGATGTTTTAACCGTTGATTTGACAAATGGCAATTATAATTTTGATAACACAAATAATATTGTCGATAAAATACATGTTGTGGAATATTTTGGTGATTGGTATAGAATAAATATTTTATCACAATCCACAAGTGGAACATATTTATATCGTGTTTTTGCTCCAAATGCCATTAACACAAAAGTTTCAGACAATGGAAATTCTATTTTTATAACTGGTTTAAATTTTACAAGGGACAAATGTTTATTGCCATACGTCAATACATATGGTTTTACGTTAACAATTCCAAGGGACATCATGCACAGAATTGGAAATTGTCAATTGTTTTTGCCTTTAAATACAGCGAATCCACAACGTGGTTTGACATGGACAATGAAATTTTATCCAACAGAATTAATCCCCTCAAGATATATTTGTTTAGGACAAACAGGTATGGATGTTGCTTCATCAGTAGATAAATCTGTGATTGTTTGGAATATGTTAAGTCTTGGAAGTGGAAATTTTGATTTACGATTTGAATATAATTTAGGCAGTGCTGGTTATGTTTATGGAAGCTCATTTGTTGTTGCCAATATATCAGACACAACATTAAAAATTGGACAAACATATCATGTCGGTGTAACGTTTGAAAATGGCAGATTAAGATTGTCTTTAAATGGTAGTGATGCCAATATTTTAAATAATGGAAGCACACCTAATAGTGGAAGCATGACATCATATTTTGCTCCTGTATTAAATGATAGTTCAACAAATCGAGAATTTAATGATTTAAGATTTACTAAAGCAAATGTTGAAAATCAACCAATGCCAGCAGGAATTATTGACACAGCCATTTATGATAGGGCAATGACACAATCAGAATTAAATTCTTTAACTTTACAATAAAAATAAAATTATGTATCATAAAAAATATGAATTTGATAGCAAAGAACAATTTGAAACGTTAAAATTAGATGTGCCACATATGTTTGAAAAAAATCAAAATGATGAGGACGTTTTTGTTTATACGTGTCAAGATTTAATTGTTATATTAGACGAATTGCCATTGTCGGAACCTGAATTAGATGAATTTGGAAATATTGTTGGTGATGTTGAATGGTCTGGAAAATATCATGTCGATGCTTTATGGATGGACGAAGCGAATGAGCCTGACAGCTGGAAAGAATATTTTATACAATTAGACAACGTTGGTGTTCATGGATTTGCTGGTGTAAATTATATAGAAAATAATTAATATAAAATTGTTATATTTGCTATAGTTTAATTTTTTAAAAAGAAAAAAAATGGCAAGCAATGTTTTTAACGGAACAGATTTATTATTAAAGATTTCAGCTGATAGTGGCACACCAACAATTATTGGACATGCAACAACAGCCAGTTTATCATTGAGTCAGGATTTACCTGAAGCAACAACAAAAGATAGTTCAGGTTTTGCAGAACACATTTCTGGACTAAGAAGTGGCGAAATTTCATTTGAAGGTCTTGTTAGTTATACTGATGCACAAAACGTAAAAGAATTAACTGAATTTATAATCAACAGAACAAAAATTGATTGGACTTTGGCAACAGCAACAAGTGGCGACCAAATTTTAAGTGGCGAAGCATTTCTTGCTAGTTGTGAAATTTCAAGTGAAATGGAAAGTCCTGTTACTTATTCAGGCAGTTTAACCGTTACTGGAGCAATCACATCAGGAACTGTATCTTAATAATAGAATTGTAATACATTATGAATAAACAAAGAGGTTACTATACCACTAATTTGGGTGGTAAAAAAAGAACGTTACATTTCAGCTTCAATTTTTGGGCAAATTTAACGGATATTTTAGGCATTCCGTTAGACCAAATTGGCGAAATATTCGCAAATGGTTTTAATATGAAAGGTTTCCGTAGTATTATATATTGCGGAATTCTTGCATATGACCAAGAAAATGGACATGAAATTGATTACAACGAATTTATGGTCGGCGCATGGTTGGACGATTTGAAAGCAGATGAAATGGAAAAAATTATGAAAGCAATGGGCGAAACAAGAATTTTGGGCAATGACATAAATATGGGCATTGAACGAAACACACCACAAAAAAAAACAAGCAAGACCAAACCAAAGGCCTAACATGGTCTAAATTACTGGATTATTATATTGGACAAATTGGTATATGCCCTGATAAATTTTGGACATATACGTGGAACGAAGCACAATTAATTGCTGAATCATATCACATAAAACAAAATTATGAATGGGAAAGATGTCGTTACCTTTCCACCATGATTTACAATGGCAATGCTCAAAAACGAAGTCAATTAATTCAACCAGAAAAATTATTTAAATTACCACAGGATAAAATTAAACGTCCACAAGCAAAACCACCGACAGCTGAACAAACACGAATATTTGCTCAAAAGGTGGAAAATATCAAAAACAAAAAAATTCTCAAAATATAGTATCTTTGTCAATAACATTTAACAATTTGACTTATGATTGGACAAACACTTCGGTTTAATTTATTTGCAAACACAAAACAATTTAATGTAGCATTAACTGCCGCTTCAGCACGTATGAAAGCATTTGGTGCTTCCATGGTTGGTTTTGGAATGCGAATGATGAAAATATCAGGACCCCTTGCTTTAATGGGTGGTGGTGCCATGAAAATGGCGGCTGATTTTGACAAATCAATGACGAAAATTAAAACGTTGGTTGGACTTGCTGGCGACCAAGTTGATGCAATGGGTGTCCAAGTAAAAGCATTGTCAAAAAATATGGCTGTCGATAGTCGTCAAGCGGCTGATGCTTTGTTTTTTATAACGTCAGCTGGTTTGGAAGGCAAATTGGCAATGGACACATTGGCGGCTTCAATGAAAGCATCGGCATTGGGATTAGGCGAAACCAAAACCGTTGCAGATGCGGCCACATCGGCACTTAATGCTTACAAAGGCGGAAATTTAACAGCATCAGGTGCCGTTGACGTTTTAACAATGGCTGTTAGAAAAGGTAAATTGGACACCGAAGCACTTGCTGGAAGTATTGGAAAAGTTATTCCAATTGCTTCAAATATGGGTGTCGAATTTCACGAAGTCGGAGCGGCTTTGGCTGCAATGTCAAGAACAGGAACAACTGCCGACATTGGTGCCACACAATTAAAAGCCATAATGAAGTCGATTCTCGACCCAACGTCTGAAGCAAGAAAAATGCTTACAAAATTGGGAACGTCATCGGAACAATTACAGACGATGTTGGGCGAACAAGGCCTGTTGTCAACTTTGAAATTCTTGTCGGCAACATTCCT